CTATCTATTGTATTAATACCTCTATTAATAGATAAACCATCTGTAGGAAGTTGACCTTTTACTCTTAATAGATAATCTGTTAATTCCTCATCTGGTTTTTTAGGCGGCATTTGTGGTAGTGTTGGTTTTTTTCCTTTAAACCAATTATCTGCAGAAATAATATATGCATCTTCTAATTTAAAATTAGTAGGTAATTGAAAATTATTAAATGTTTGTTTAGCAACATTTTCTTGTTTTATCCCTTTTACATATTTTACCAGATCTTCAATCATTCCATTTGGATTTATTGTAGTTTTTGGTGTTAACATTTCTTTAATAGTTATACCTTTTCTTTCACCATATTCTAAAATGTCATCTATATAAGCTACCGCCATAAATGTTTCTTGGTCATAATTTTGATCGAATGCTTCTAATATAGAATCCATAGTTGCATCTGGACCTAAATTTTTAAAAATAGATGTTGGGTCTTTTTGCCCTAACTCTTTAGCTACCATTCCCATTGCTCGTTTGTAATATAAAGAATTTTCTTTTGCTATTACTTTCATATTACTTTCTGATTTTTTGTTTAATTTGTCATATCTTTCTAATTTTAATAATCCATCTTTTGCTGCTTCATGTATAATTTTTTGTTCTGCAACTGTATCTATTATTCCACTATTTACAAAAACTGATAAAATTGTATTTGCTAAAATACCTTCTGGAGTTTCCGATCTATCTGTATCTTCTTTTATTATTGTTCTAAATAACGAAGCCGCTCCTTTTAATTGAGTATCAGATAATTTACCATATCCACCATTTGCTAATTCATCTAAAAAAGTTTTTTGTTTTTCCATACCATAGGGTGTTTTATTTTGTATTTCTATTAAATCTTTACGAACAGGTTTTATATTATTTATTTGCTGCAAACCTAATTCATCTGTAAATAATGCCTTTTGTGTTTTTGATTTTTCACCTACATCTTTAATTAATTTTTGCCTTAATTCATCATCTACAGTTAATTCGTTACCTTCAATATCATAAAATTTATTTTTAGTGTCTTTTAATCTTTGTAATGCAGAACTCCAATCTATATTATTTTGACCTGTAGGACTTACAACTGTTGCACTTGCAATAGCTTCATTTTCTAAATATTTATAATTTGTAAAATATTTATCTTTTCTTATTTGTTCTTCAAACTCTTTATCTCCATACAATCCATTTTTTCTATACGATTCCATACTGTTTTTATGTATTTCATAATTTGCAATAAATTCTTGAGGTTTTGTATAACTATTAATACCATCTATATATGTTGATCTTTCTGTTTCAAAAGCATTTTTTTGATTTTTTAATATTTGATTAAATACAGTTTCTTTTGTTTTAATTCTACCTTCTGTTAACTTGTTTATTAAAGATGGTGCAATATATTTATAATCATCTCCAAATTCTGTTTTGTATTTTTCTATTGTTTGCGTTGAATAATTTTCGTAATCATTTTCCCATGTGCTAGGATTTAAATAATTAGGATTTCTTGGATCTTGAAATTCTAATAATTTATTTGTAATTTGACTATTTGCTTCTGCTGTTTTTAATTTTACTTTTGCATCTCTTTCAGCTATTTGCATTTTTGCTTGATACTCTAAAAATTTATTAGCTACATCAGATATGCCTTTTGATACCTGCCCACCTAAACTTGATGTTTGTACACCTGCAGTTAAAGAGCGTGATGCTCTTCCTAACCCCTGTCCTTGTCGTTCATATCTTGGTAATCTCATTATAATATTTCTTTCATTATTTTATAATTCATACCTGCCGAAGCTAAATCTCCAACACCACCTACAACTGAACCAATCATATTATTAGTTTCATTTGCTAATAATCCTTGAGTTTCTATATCTAAACCTGTGCTTTGTGATTGTGCTACTCTTGCTAAATTATGCATATCACTTAAAAAATCATTATAATCTTCTTTAACAGCTAGTAACGGAGATCCTGTGTATTGAACACCAGACATCCCTATTCTTGCTCTTTGCTCACTCATTAATTTTGTTTGTTCTCTTAATCTTCTTTGCTTTTCTATTTCTAATTCCATTTTTTGATTATATGCTTCCCAAGCGGCATTTGCTTGTATTTGTTTTTTATTTTGTCGTGCTTGCGATATGCTCATAATTGTAGAGCCAACAGTTGTTACACCACTAAAAATAAAACTTGCTAATGCCCAATTAAATCCTGCCATAATTAATCACTCGTTACTAATGTTCCTGTTATTCCTAATATTGTCATAGGTAATGGTTGTGTTTGCTCTACAGTAATTTGACCATCCCTATCCCATCCTAAATTTGTTACTCGTTTATCCCCTGTAAACTCTGGAATATTCTGACCCATAGGTGTAGATGATGTTCTAAATGGTAATTGATCTCCATTTATTGTTGCTCCTACTGTATTTAACAATCTCACCATAACTTCATTATATCTTTTTTTACGACCTTGTGAAGTGCCTGTTTGTCCACCTGCTTCTACTCTTAATGTTTTTAATGTAGATGTATAACCTAATCCTACTTCAACAGTTTTTGTCGAAGTAGTTGATGGTAAACTAATTGTAATTGCACCGCTAGTAACTGTTTGCTTTGGATATACTGCATCTCCTATTAAAATAGTAGAACTTTGACCTTCTAAATGATCTAATGATGTTAAATTACTAGAATCTCCATTTACAACACCAACTAATGTTGAATCTGTATTAATGGTTTTATCTAAATATTCTACATATTGAACTATATTTCCATTTATTCTTCTTTTAACAATACACCATACTTGATCCTCACCACCTTCTGGAATACTTGCTACACTCATTGTTTTAGCAATACTTGCAATACTATGACTTGCTCCACTACCATCAGCTAATTGTATAATTGTTCTATCTATAGCTTGTTTATAAGTTAATGCTAACTCTATAGTATTTGCATCTCGTGCATATACATAATATTCTTTACTATTTTCAAGACCATCTATTGCAGTCCCCCCTCCTGTTTCATAAGTAACCTTATCTCCTGTACTAAATCCATGTGAACTTATTGTTATATATCCATTATTATTTGCATCATCTGTATTTGTTGTAACCGCACTTGCTCCGTTAAAAGTATATTTTATTTCACCACCAAATTCATGTCTATGCCATGCTACAACATCTTCTTCTCTATTAAATGTCATTCCTAATAATACACCATCATTTCTAACTGCCCAATAAATAGCATCTGGTTCTTGCGCATAATCTACTTCTTTAATACCTGTATCTGTAATATGTTCTGCTAATATTGTCATATCTGGAGCAGTATAAGCATCATCTTCAAATCTATAATAAAATTGTCTTACTTTACGCTGTTGTCTTTGTACAAATAAAATTAAATTACCAATTTGTATTGGTCTTAACGGATATACACCATACGTTGTTTGTTGTTGTATATTAATATTATCTGGTTGCAATGGTTCACCTGTAGGTCGGCTTACTTTAAATTCAGATCCTGCTGTACCTACAACTAAATCTTTTGAAGGTGCTAACCATCTTATAGCATTTACTTTGTTAGCTGCAATAGTATATATAAATGCATCTGCGGCTTCTGCATCACCTTCATCAAAATTTTCATATATTCCAGATTGTGATCCCCATATTGTTTGTGGAAAATTTGTTGACCCTGCATATATTAATCGTTGTTCAAAAAAACTAACTGCTCTTGGAAATCCTGTTGTATTAGAATATGCACCTAACTGCCAATCATCTGATGCAGTAGCTGATCCTAAATCTACTAATATTTCTATTGTAAAATTTAATGTATCTGCTACGGCTGTAATTTTTGCGTGTCCACTTCTAAATCTTACCAATCTACCTACATCTGTAGATTGAAAACCATCTCCTCCATTTACACCTGTAGTTGAACTAGCCACAACTGTTCTTCCTGTTCCTACTGTATGTGCTGAAGGATTTAATGTTGTAGTAGTTGTATTTTTATCTAGATATGGTCCTTTTTCAAAATCTACATCTGCAATACTCCAAGATGTATGTCCTGTTCTTGTTAATTTGGTTGGTTCGTGTAATTCGTGAACTATATACATAACATCTGCAGATTGTGCAAATTGTAATTCTGATAATTGTGCTGATGTATATTCTGTTGCTATTTCATATACTTTAGCTGCTGTACCACCAGAAGTATAAGTTGTGTAACTACTTGAATTTACTCCAGATAATTCAAATGTATTTGTAGTTTTATTTGCAACTGTAAATCGTCTACCATTTAGTTCTGTCATACCCCCAACATCATTAATCCATACATGATCTCCATTAGAGTAACCATGAGATGCTGCTGTAACTACTGCAGGATTTGCTTTTGTAATAGCCGATATACTTTTTGTAGCTTCTGTTATTTGCCCACTATCTTTATAAAATCTTATATATTGATTACCAAACTCTAATATATATGTTTGTTCAATATTAAATTCAAAAGGTATCAATCGTGTCGCATTTGCAGAGTTTTTTACCTCACATACAAATCTTGATCCATATCGTCTTGTTGCTCCGCCTTGCGGAAACACAATCATATTTTTTAATGTTTCTACACCATTATTATATTTTTTAAAATCAACTTGACCATGTAATTTTGGAGATAACTCTCCTGCTGTAAAATTTGTTTGAAAAGGATGTACTCTAGCCATTATTGAAATTTACGGAAGTCTGTAAAAGTATCTGATACAATATCATCCGTAAACCCTTCTGTTGAATCTATACTTCTCGCTTCTGTAAGTTTTAATTTATAAATTCTTTCCATTTCTTTTTGCAATGCAGCACTATTTGTAACAGGATATGCCATTTCAGATGCTAATTTTGCAGTTAATGTACTTACAAATATAGAATCAAATAATTTTGGGTCAGTAATTCTTGCAATATATATTATATTAGCAGTACCTTCATTTGTTAATAATACTCTTCCTTGTCCTGCTAAATTTTCTATTTTAAATTCATAATCATCAAACTCCATTTTTAAGACTCTTAAACAAAATGGATCTGTAGGCAATGCATATTGATATGAATATTCAAATGCAGGTGTTGATGAAATTTGAGCTAAACCTGCTCTTGTAATTGCAAAATTCCATGCATGAGATCTTAATAAAGAGTCCCTTGCAGGTTCGTACAAAGCATTACACAACCTTGCTCTTTCAGTATCTTCGGTAAGTGATGCTATTGGACTATCACCTAATTTTCTTAATGCATTTGAACAAATTGAAACTTCTGTAGCCATAACACCCTTAATATAACAATAAAAGGGGTTCTCTGCAATAAAAAACCCCTTCTATTTATCTATTGTTAGTCAGTAACGTAAGTAACTACCATAGTAATATCTCCTGCTGCTGCAGTTGCCGCAACATTTGACATAGTTAATGCAACCCTTAATGGAACTTTAGGATCTTCTGAAAGACCACCATCTTCCCATACATGATTTGCAATGGCATTTACATTTCTTGCTTCAAATGCAACCTCTACACCTGCAGTATTTGCCGCTTGTAAAGTTGTTATTGCACTTGCATAACAATCTTCATCAACAACAGCACTTGCTTCTGTAGTTGTTCCACCAATAGTAAACTTTGTAGTTCCATTATATAGACCTACATTAGTTGCTAATGATGGTGAACCATTTGAATCAAGGTCATCATTGTAAAGTTTAATTGACATAATTTTTGCATTAGATGGTACTTCTGCCATCATAATTACATCATCATTATCAATATCGCCTGTACCTGCAGCAATAGTATCTGCCCATACACGCATTTTTCCATGAACATTTCCAACTTCAGAAAGTGTTCTAGGTGTAGAATCCATATTAGTAATTTCTACTGATTTTGCTGTAGCCATAATTACCCCCTACGATTCTGTACAAGCAATTTCTACCATCTTTTCATCTTCGATACGAGTAGCACCGATAGTCATAGATAGAAATACTTGTGTTGCATAGTTCTTATCTGCTCTTTCAGAAATTTTTGTAGAAATCTCTGAACCAACAGCAAGACCTAATGCTGATTGACAAAAAGCTAAAACTTGTCGGTTTGAATCACCATCAAGTCCTAAACGCTCACTTCTAATGAATTTAAATCCTAGATATGTGTCAACTTCACCTTGCACTAATGCTTTGATTGTGTTGAAATCTGAAGATTTTACTTCACTAATATTTAAGAAATCAGATAATTGGTTTGCAGTACAAATCAAATATCTTTGTTCTTCTGGATCTGTTTCAGCTTCATCCAAAATCTTTTTTGCATCTAACAATTTTGCAATCGTTAAATTAGCTGATCCATGCACAACTTTTTGAGTAGATGGTAATGCTACTGTTGTGCCGCCGCTAACACCGCCAAATGCGTTGCCTGTAGCTGCTGCAATAATTGCATCATCCATTGCTCTTCCCATTGCCCATGCACCTGCTTGTGCATATTCAGATTGTGGAGAAATTAACATTCTCACTTTATCCTCTTGGTCAACTAAATCAGCCCAATCATAGTCATCCATAGTAACCTTACGTCTTGAATGTGGAGTATCAACACGAGGGGTATCACTATGTCTTGACGTTCTTTTTAGAGCCGCAGTATCTCCGATTCTTTCAAAGAAATGTGATTTACCTGTAACAGTTTCACTTCTTACTGCATCTCTAAGTCTTGAACCTTTTTGTTGTGCCAAATGGAATACGTTGCTTTTATATTGTTCTACAAAAGCTGTAGTAATTTGAACACTCATAGAGTTCTCCTTATTTAAAAATTAATATTATTATTTTTTTGCAGTTTTTGTCCTTATAAAAGGGAAACCTATTTAAAGTCGTTAGACTAATTTAGTTGTTATCCGTTAGGGCAACCTTATTGCAAAATATAATAACACAAAAAATTTAACTTGGGAATACCTTTTCGTGTAATTGTCTTACTCTTTCTACCGCAGCGGCATGATCTCTATGTTTTGGATCATGATATGCGTGTTCTGGGTCATCATAAATACTTGTAATTTCATCTTGAGCATCTAGTGGAGATACTGCTAAACTATTATTTTGAGTATTTCTAGCCATATCTTCTGTTACATCTTCACCAAGTCTTGCAAACATTTTAATAACTGCAGGATGATTTCCTGCTTCTGTATTCATAAGGTCCATAATTTCTGGATCACCATAAACTTGTAATGCTCTTTTTGCTTTAGATACGTTTTTATCGTAGTTATATCCCCATTCTTCTTTTAATGTTTTTTCAGATTCTATACGACTTGCTTCAATTTGTGCAGGTTGATTTTCCATTTCATAATTAATAGTATTAATTTGATAATCTACTAATGCTTTTACCTGTTCATTATTTAAACCAATTTTATGCGCTACATTTTTAAATTCATTTAAATTTTGTTCTGGTATATATGATTGATAATCATTAGGTATAGATACCTCATATTTATCTGCAGTTTCTGGTCTACCTAATTTATTATATACTTCTAATTTTTCTTCATCAGTTTTAGGTATAGGCATTCTACTTCCTAATACTTTTTGTTGATGTACTACTGTTTTAGCTAATGACTCTACATCTTTAAAATTAGATAATGTAGGATCATTTTTTAATTCGTTAGATAATGTTGATTTCCAATCTTGATTATCACTTTCAGTAGATCCTAATACAGTAGTTTCTGCAGTTGTTTCTGCAGGAGTTTCTGCAACAGGATTATCTTCTGTTGTGGTCGTTTCTTCAATCATTTTTTTGCTCCTTTAGTAGATTGATTATTCGTATAATAACAGATCGTTGACCTTCCTTAAAAGCTGTGTCATAAGGATCTTTGGTAAACGAACTCCTATGATAATAAGCAGATGTTAAATCTGCTAATACTTGCTGACCCTCATTAGAGTCAAAAGTAATTCTATACATTTTTTGTAATTCTTTTAATTCCACTATTCAAGACCTGCAACTTGACTTAATACTTCCTGTACTTGTGGATTAGATGCAGTTTCTGCGGCTTTTGAAGTTTCATTCATTGCTTTAGCTTGATCTAATGCTTGTTGTTGTTGCATAGCCATTTGTTGTTGCTCTGCTCTTTGTTGCCTTATATTGTTAACTTCCGCTTCTCCTCTTAAAATATTTTTAGGAACACCTAATAATTTTGCTCTTAATCTTACCGCTCTATCATGATCTATTAAATCCATAATAGTAGGATCTGCTTGACCTATTGTCATTGCTAATTGATATAATCTTTCTACCGCAACAGCCTCTTCCATACGTTGCGATCTTGCTAATGGACCTACATATTCAATATCCATATTAGCTTCACTTATCCCTTCTGGCGGTGTCATAAACTGACCTTTTCTAAACATTAATCCAAATACTCTTTCAATTAATGGATTTAAAAATTCGGTTTGAAATCTACCTAAAGTAGGACCTAATAATCTTTGCATTAATTCGTATCTAACTTGCACTTCTGTAGCAGTCATTTGAGGACCATCTTGTAGTTGTAATTGGTCAGAATAATACGCTTGTCGTATTGCAGTTCTAAGTTGATTTTCTTTCATATCTGTAACTTGCCAATTACTAGCAACTTGTAATGGTTTTACCGCGCCATCACTTCTAACTACTGTAATTCCTGCAGGTGTCATTCTAACCCTACCAATAACACCATCATCTGTTACAAGTAATGGTGGATCAATAGCTTTTGCCCATGCTTTTAATCCTATTTCTACCGCTTTATTTAAAGTTTTGATATCTGGTAATGCATTATAACTAGGTGATCTACCAAATATTTCACCTGTTGCTTTTGACCATCTAGGTACTAAATATGGAAATTCTTGATAACCACTTGTTCTAACAACCATTTGATCTTCCTCACATACATGACAAGAATGGAATGGTAATTTAGTTTTTGATTTTCCTAATGCTCTTTCATAATCTGCAGTAGGTTCTACTGCGTGTATAAATGTAAAACTTTTGTCTGGTTTTTCTTTTGAGGCTTTTAATACTTTTTCTCCTAAATTTTCTTCTCCAAATTCTTGTACCGCTTGTCGTGCTGTCATTGCATATTTTCTATACAATGTATCTACTTGTCCATTTATATTTTCTTGAATATAATATTCTGCAATATGTAATGTTCTAAAATGCACTCCTTCATCTGGTAATCCTACTTCTCCATCTTCTACTAACATTGCACCTGTACCAATAGAAGTTAAATCAAGATACATTTCGTGTACCTCTGTATTAAAATTAGATTCATTAAACATATCGTACATACGTCTTGCAGTATCTTCTAACCAAAGTTGTACTTCCCTTTGATTATTTAAATCGTCATCTCTAAGTTTTAAATGAAACCATGCTAATGATGGTGATGTTAATGTGCCTTGTAAACTTGCAGCTAAAAGATTATTGGCTGTAATTGCAGTTGAATCAAATAAAATATCTGTGCGTGCTTCACCTTGTGATCGTGTAAAGGTTATATCGGCTTTTCTTGGCATAACATAATCTAATATTTGTTGCCAATGCTCTTCCCATGTTTGACGATCACCTTGCATTCGTGATTGTCTTTTTTTTATATAATCAAAAACTTCCATGTTATGTTATTGTAGTTTGACCGCCCAATGTAGTTTTTTGTGTTTCTACAGGTTCATCTAAACCTTCGCCAGATGTTAATATTGTTGCATACTGTCCCTTTTTTTTAGTATCTAACATTCTTTGTTTTTCTGCAGCTAATTTTGCTTCTTCTTCTGCAGTTTTATCAGTTACATCTGTCATTGGTGGTGGCATTTGTGGTGTTGGTGCTTTTCCCATTCCTCCGCCCATATTATTCTCCTAACTGTCCTTTACCTTGTGCATCTGATAGCATTGTTCTACCTTTTCTTTGCGTAGGTTTTTTTAATATTGTTTTTACAGGAGTTGCACCTGCATCTTTAGATTGCGTGTTTTTAGGCTGTTGAACTGAAGGAGGTTTTTTTGTTGGTTTAAATTTTCCACCTCCAGAAGTAGGTGCACTTGATTTTTTTTTTGGTTTCGTTACTCCACCCATTACACTCTCCTATAAATATTTACATTCATTTCTTAACAATCCATATAACACAGCATTATGATATGTCATACCTTCTTTAATAACTTTTCTAATAAAACCTTCTTGTTTAAAACCTGCAGATTCAATTAATCTTCTACATCTAGTGTTATTAGGTTTAGTCATTGCAGTTACTCTAACACATTTACAAGTATAAAAGCAATAGTCAAATACTTGTTTTGCAAAACTTCTTCTCATAGCTTTAGGATTGTCAAGTGCCATATGCATCCAAATATTGAATCCATCATAGTGAGAAAAAATTACACCACCTACAATTTTATTATTTTCATAATAACCTATGTGTGAATAATCTTTATCTACACCTTGTATATTTGCTCTTGGACTAACAAAACTTAAAACTTCTTTTGCTAGTTTTTTGTCAGCTTTAGCAATAATCATTGCCCAAGAATAGTTCTTGCTATACTTGCACCTTCGTCAGCACCGCCAAGTGTAGCACCTTTACCATATCCCATACCTCTTACTTTACCAGCTTTTCTTCTCGCTTTAGCAGCAGATTTTTTAGGATCTTCTGGTTTTGGAGGAGGTGGAGGAGGTGGTGGTGGTGCAGGTCTTTTAGGTCTTGAAAAAAATCCGCCCATAATTTATCCTTTCTTTTTCTTTTTAGGAAAGCCTTCTTTCATATTAGAGTATGCTTTCTTTGTTATTGTTGATTTAGATTTAGGTCTTGATGTACCTGCTTTTTTCCGAGCATTAATATTAGCGTATAAACCTCGTTTCGCCATTATGTTTTCCTCGTTTTTGATTTTATAATTTTTGCTTGTAATGTTTTAGGTAAAGTTTTTTGTTTTTTTGTTAATTTTTTTTTTGGTCTACCTACTTTAGACCCATATGTTCCTTTTCCGTATGGCATTATTTTTTACCCTTTCCTTTTTTTTTCATTTTTTTCATCATTTTAGATTTAGTTTTATACATAGTATCTCCTTAAAAAAGATTAAATTCAGAATCAGATTCTATCTGGATTGGTTCGGTATTTTTAACCCTAGCTTTTCGTAATGACATTACTGCATATCGCATTGCAGAAATAACATCATCATTCATAGGGATAATTTTACCTTCCTTTCTATGATACATTCTAATTTCTTCCATAAGTTTATTCTGATTTGCAAAAATTTTCAACCTTTTTGTTTGAAATCTTGTTAACATTTCCATTACCCCTGCTTCAACACTTATACCCCCACTACCTTCTTTCATTCCTTGTTGCGGTGGATTTGTAAAATGTTCTTTTAATAAATTAACACCTTCTTCTCTATATTGCATAGCTAAACTTTTACCACTACCTTTATCTGCTTGCCTACCATCCATAGGGTATATAACAGGAATCCATCTGTTTCTTGATTTTATTGCAGATGCATGAACAGGTACAGTTTCTTGTCGCATACTGTAACTATCATACACATATACTATATCGCTATCTCTATCCCATGCTAACCATGCACACGCTGTTGGGTGATCCCAACCAAAATCTATTCCGCATATTCGTGGATAATAATCTGGTATATCAAATGGATCACATACAATATCTTCTTCAGCTACAGGAAATACTAGACCAGATCCTAACTGTGGTATTCCTTTTTCACGCATTTTTCTTTCATGCGGTGGTAATGCCTGTAAAATTTGATCTCGTACTTCTTTAGTCATATGTGGAGCATCATCCCACGTTGCCTGTATAAGGTCTTGACTATCTTTTAAATTATTTACAAACTGTGCAACTGTTTCTGTCATACCTTGCTCTGGAGTAAATGTCATATATACAATACCACCTTTATCAGCAGTACGAGTTAATGCTTGTGAGTATATAGCTTGTGGCGGTTCTTCATCTAACCAGATAACATCTAATGACTCACCCATCCATTTTTCTTTACCCATCTCATACGCTTTAAAACCTATTCTACTGTACCCTCCGTTTTTATGCTTTATAACTAAACTATTCATTGCATTAGGTACACCTGCTTTTCGTACAGTATCTCCAATAAGTTTTAACGGAATACTTCCTTTACCTCTAGCACTAGGATCGTCTGGTTGCCCTACTAATTCTTTTTGACATACATCTCGTGTTGTTTCATTAGATACCCCACCTGCCCAACATCTTACAGGTCTATCAAACCTACGACCTTTCCACCACTCTGGATATAACCCTGTACAATGATATGCCATCTCCATAGCACCGCAAAATGATTTACCTACCCTATTACCTGCCATTAACAATCGTTGCGTTGCATTACTGTTATGAAACTTTATCTGATAGTCATATGGTTTATACAATTCCATTTGATTTGTTTCTTGACGATATTGCAATTCTTTAGCAATTTCTACCGCTCTAGCTAAATCGTTCATTAACACTTTCCCTAATTATATCAGCTATAGATATTTGTTGATTTTCTATAACACTTCTATCATGAGCAATTTTAGATAACCGCTCTTTCATTTTTATAGGTATAACTAAATTATAAGTAGTATATGGAACATTTAATTTATTTGGTCTAGGCATCCTTATCTCTTATTTTATCAAGATCATCACTATGCACCATTACCCAAAACCCTGCCCTACCCTTTTCACACAAAGCTACAACAGGGGTCTTACCCTCTTTCTTTGCCATAACATTTGTGTCATCCCATAATGTTATTACAGTATGCTTCTTTCTGAGCTTACATTCAATAAATAATTTATTGTGAATTACATCTGCTCTTG